AAAAACAAGTTATCCAATGCAAAAATACAGTCATTAAAAATATGAGCAGCCACTGGCAAATCATTATGCTCTGCATAGACATTGATTGCCTGCTGATCTAAAGATAACGGGATGCCCTGCTCATACCGTCTGGATCTGGCAATAGTACTAAATGCCGAAAGAATAGAGTCAGCCGCATACGAATATTCTGGCGGATCCGGAATACGGCCACCTAAGAACTTGATTTGCTCGATTTCGTGCGGCGTTTTCGACGCATACGTTTTTTGGTATTTGTAGAGCTCGATGACTTTCCCAGAATTAAAGCCTTGTCCTTGTCGGCTTCTTCCTGAATCTTCTGGGCCTGTTCTTTAATGAATAGCCAGATTGAAATACCAATATCACCAAGATTAAGAAGCTTTGAGGCATTCTCAGGTGTATAGGGCTTTTCAGATTCAACCGTTTTACCGTCTACGATTTCGGCAAATACCACACCTTTCCAGTCTTCAATTAAGTGGGCAGCACATGCATCCATTAAAAGCTCGTGGTAAAGCTTGGCATTTTCATCTTTGACCATCACATCATAGCCTTTAGACGAGATCTGATTTCCTGCTCGTTCAATAGCTACCTGAAAAGGCTTATAAGCGATACCACGGACTTTAAATTCTGCCTGTACCTCTCCATCAGCACCTTTGTATTCGCACCATTTTGATACGTCCGAGCTTTTAATAATTCCGACTTTTAAAGCCATAGCAACCTCTAATTTTTAGAAATAAAAAAGCCCATGGGATTCCATAGGCTTTGTTACTGAATAAGTTGATTACACAAGAGCACGTACAATTGTTGGCGCTGTACGAACTTGGGCAAAGTTGATATCTACAGTTATGATGTCATCACCACCGCCATCCGGGTGATTGGCTTCCATGACTTCTAATTGAGGGAAGTTAAACGAGTATTTACTGCCTTTGCTGTCTCTGATGTCGAAGGTCAGTGTAAACACATCACGGGTTTTGATTGCATCAATCCAACCAGCAGCTGTGGCCGAGAACATGAATGAAGCATTTGCTTCGATATCCATCATTTTTTCAATGTAGAACTCTGGTGTGTACTTACCCGAACCGATACAACGGATTGCTTCAAGGTTGTTATTGATAGAAATGGTAAGAGACTGTAGACACGCTTTACCTTGAATAGACTGACCATTAACTAGCAAGTTTTCAACGTTTGGCATGCTGACCAGTGGTCGTGTTGAAGCTGCCACCGGATTCACTACAGGGTTAGTTTGCTGACGAGTAAACGAGCTACCTACAAGACCAAAGTTACCAGTAATTTTTCCAGTGGTCTGGATAGTAATTTCACCAGAATTAACCTGTACTCCACGATAAATAAAGACTTGGCCAACATCTTCGAAAACTTTAACCAGCGTTAATGACTTACGTACCGTACCACCAAAACTTAAAGCGTTACCCGCCCAATTATTGAAGGCTAAAGCACTTAAGAATAGATCAAATGTTCCAAGTGATAATTCAAACTCTAACTGACCTGCTACTTCTGCTTCAGTAACTACCCCACCTTGTCGAAAACGTGAATCAACCACTTCACTGCTTTCTTCAGTAGAAACATTTTCAGATAAACCATCACTTACACGGCGAACTGTGTACCAGATCGGGTTTGCTGGAGTTGTTCCTAAAACTGCTTCTTCACAAGCATATAATCGAATTTTTGCGCCTGAACTCATTTATGGTTCTCCAAAATTTAGGCAATAAAAAACCCGCTTTTTAAGCGGGTTATTAAAGTGTTTCGTCTGTGTCTGAGATTTCTGGCGGTTCCACGCCATTCATGGCTGCAGCAACTGCCTGAGATAAGTTAGTAGGCTGGAAATCCACTGGTGTTTCACTCAAAAGCTCTTCAGGCTCTGGTTCAGGTTCTTCATGCAGACGAATATCAATCCAGCGGCCTTCTGGAATATCAAGTGGATTTTCGAGATCAGCTACAATGGCTGCCTTTTCCACATCAAACTTACGTTTATAAGTTTTAATTGAAAGATCACCATTCTCTAAGGTTGAATATTCAACTGCTACTACCGTATTACCGTTGGCATCCTTAGGTACTTCAATGTACCAGCCTTCCTGAGCAAAACCTAATGAGCCTTTCACTAAGTAATCACCAGTACCCAACTTATCGAAAGTGATTGGTTGCTTAGCTGCATCGTTATTTAGCTCAATATGACTTTGGAAAAGCTTAACGACTGGCGAAGCGGCTTTAATAAAACCTGAACCATCCACGGTTGTATTGTGTTCTCCACGCAAGGCGTACCATGGGGTGTAAGTACCCTGATATGATTTTCGTCTAAAGCCTATATATGTTGCTGAAGTTGCAATACTTAAATTAGCAGCATGTTCGCTTGCACTACCCGCATTCAGCCCAAGAATATACTGGGCCTGTGCCGTAGGATAATCACCTGCAGCTGCCGCACCTGCACTAGTGCCTTGTAATCCAATAAATGAACCACCTGCATCAAAACCGGATAATGCTGTTGACCCCAAGTTTTTATTTGCAGCAAAACCATTATTCACGATTCGCTGAAACTCTGTTGAGCTGGCATCCAGTAATCGCTTCCATGGCGTCCAGTTGGTTAAATCTGAGGTAGAGCGAAACCAGATCCGGCTGCTTGATGCGGAAATATACACCTGATTACGGTAACTATTAGAGCCAGCAACGTTCAATACAAGCAACGACCCAACAGTACCAGCTTCAGGAAAGTTTAAAGCAAGAGTTGCACTGGCAAATGTATCATTGCCATAGAACCCCACGGTGGTCATATTATTCAGATCACTTCCATTAACATCTGTGTTTCTTAATGGTTTCCCTAAACCAAAATCACCAACCCGAAGCACTCTCCCAATCGTATCATCTGAAACTGAAGTAGTAAGATTTGCTGCAGCTGCTGTACCAGCACCTTGGACCTGTGAAAGTTGTGGGTTTAAGTTTGGGATGCCAGATGCAAATGGCAACATGAACTGTCGCTTGCCTTGTGAGGCGTTATAAGGGAACGGCCGGTGATCCCAACTAAATTTAAAAACAAGATTTGCCATTATGCTGTTACCCCATCAATCACTTGGAAAATCAAAGTATCTGTATGCTGGGTAACTCCATTCACGACAGCCTTAATATCCATCTGACACAAACCTAACGGCCATGCTGCTGTACTGCTTCCCGACTTCACATTTAACCAACCTTTCTGTGTACTTTGATTTAATGCAGCACAAGTCAAGGTAGCCACAGCTGCTCCATCAGCCAAAGCTTTAATCTGTGAAGTAAAGGTATAACCCGTCAGATCAATTGCACGGCGAACATCATCGGGTGGATATTGCAAAGTTTCATCCATATCAACTAGCTGCAAGTTCAAGTTGAATGTGTCACCACGCTTAAAAACAAAATTGCTCATAAGTGATTCCTATAGACATAAAAAAACCACCGATGAGGTGGTAGTGAAAGATTGGTTTGTTATGTGCTTTAGTTAACTAAAAAACTTATTGATACATTGTATTGAATGAAGTCAGCATCTTTACCTGCATAAATTGATTCGCCATTCAAACACTCTAAATCCTCAAATGAAAAATGCTCAAAATGTGCCAGCAAATCATCACTAAGAACTGTTAGTGCTTTTTCTCCGGTATGCAATCGATCAAAACATTGAACCATGATATTACCGGTACGGCGAGTACATGGCTTATCTGCAATACCTGAAGTAAAACTCGGACCGCCTGCAATCGTTAAGCGGCACCATACACCTTTTGTTGGTACAGTAAAGCCTGGTGCATTTGGATACTGAATCCGTTCCTGAGCAATACCTGTAAAGCTTTGCATGCGATCAATAATAGCTTGCCTAGTCTGCTCTAAAGTCATTGCCATTTTAGCCACCGTACTTTTGAGAAATAAAATTAAAAGTGAGGCCATAAATACCTTGCGGCGCTTGATCGGACCAACCGTTTTCCAAGCGCTCAGCATAAGGCTGGTTGTTCTGTATATAGACCAAATTGCCCAATTTAATCTTTACAGCTTGAATAGCAGCATCTTGCGTGGCGTTTGTTTCAGGTTCACGTATGCCATAGTCACCAGATCCAATCGAAACAATATGAGAAGCACGGTATGCACCAGTATCGACGGGACTTAAATTAACTAAAGATTGCACAGTATCCATAACAATATTCTTTACATGCGCTTCTGCTGCTTTAGACACATCAAGACTAAAACTAGTAGGCTTTTTCCCCTTCCATCCCATTGCTCACCTCGCTTTCCTCATACATCTTAAAGAGATCCTGAGCGATCGCCTGAATTGAATAAGCTTCAAACTCAGAGCTCGGTTCTCGTTCACCCATGAGCTTTTTAATCTTTTGCCAGACATGAACAGCTTCATGTAAAAGCAATCCATAAACTTGAATTCGGTCTTTATCCGCCGTATCACCAATTTGGACGATTGCATATGCACCATCAGAAAAAGTACTAACTTGCGCATCCGCTCCCATATCCAAAAATTGATCGGCTTTATCCATATCTTCAAATAACAAATCCATGTGTAGTTGATTTCTAGCAAGCGTGTATTGCACATGTTGGAATGGCGAGATATACCATTCTGGAACATAATCAAGATTAACCATTTTAGCCCCTACACCTTTCGAAGCTGACATTTCCAGATTGTACTGGCTGGATCTTGTTGAATATGGATAACTCGAAATGAGCCTAAAGCTGTTAGCCATTCATCGTCAATTTTTGGAGTCATGGATACTTCATTTTGCAGCACAGTTGCTTTTTTATCAGTAGCCAGCACTCCAAGCGTCTCAATCTCATATTGACTGTATGAGCCAAACAGAACGCCACGGCCAGAATAATTTTCTTTAACTTCAACATAAGTTTCTGTCTTAGGATCCCAATTAGTTTTTGAGATCCGCTCACAAGTAAATGAATGAACGGCGTCCGCTAAATCTTCATTAAATGCTTCGGCAATATCTGCCTGAATTTCGTCACGTAAACTCATTAGATTTTCCTGACAAAAAATACAGCTTTTCGTTTGCTGTAAGGCTTAATCAAATCAAGAATGAATTGCTCAATCGCACTAAGTTTTACTGATCCGTCCTGATATTCCTTTTCAGTTTCAACCGTATCAGCTTTGACTTTCTTACGTTTTAGTGCCTGTTCTTGCCCTTGATATAGATCACCTTTCATAATGCCCTTGATGATTTGATATGAGGCAGTTTTTAGAGGTTCAGGAACTTGGGTAACGTCTTCATAAGGCTTAACGTTACGTGCTAATAGATAAGCTTCTGACATCTGAAGGTATTGAGCCTTATCACTAGCAGATAAAGCATCAAAGCCTTCAACATGTTCTATCGCTTCTTGTTCAGTGATAAAGCTCATGAATTATTCCTTCGGAATTAATGCTAAAAGTTCATCTTTTTTAGCACCTGCTTCAAATGCAATGCCTTTTTCAGTTAGTACAGCTCGAAGCTCATCAACTTTAAGTCCGGCATAATTAATAGACTGCACCTGGTCATCACCAGGGTTTTGGTTACCTTGATCTTGCTGATTTTCGCCATCTGGCGTTTGTTTTCCTTCACCCAATTCAAGTTCAGCAATACGTGCTTTCATTGCTTCGGTATCATTTTGAAAGGCAATAAATTCGCCCTTCACAGTCGCCAGTTGTTCTTCAAGCTCAGCAATTTTTGTTTCTGTCATTTGTTGTCTTTCCCGTGCTCGGTTAAATGATGAAAGTCCCATATGTGGATCTCCAAAAAGATAAGGCGGTGTTACCCGCCTTTTTGTTATTTGATCTTGTGCTTAAATGCCACAATACGGATCTGTTTAGGATCGTAAACACGTTCCCAGTTTGCAGCTGTAGCAAGACCTGCATTATTAGGTGCAATACCTGTCGCACCTGCCCATTTAATGCCACGAGGGTGCAATACAAAGTGACGGCGGTTAATAAGAATGTCAGTACCAGCAAGGCTATCGCGATCTGTCTCAACCCCTACTGGTGCACCAATATCTTGGAAACCAATCGCGCCATAACCAAACAAGTAAGAAGTAAATACGTCGCCTTCAACTGGCATGCCGTCATCTACAATCACACGGCGATCCATAAAAGTTTTGTAAAGCACCACACCATCAGCATCACGCACGGTTTCAATTAAACCTTGCTTGGCTAGTGCTGCCATTGTGAATGAGTGCATTGAAATCGCTGTTAATTTATCAACAGCATCACCCAGTTTATAAGATGCATCGATAAATGAATGACCATCAATTACGGCTGCTGCTCCAGTACCAGCAGAAATATCGTGAGTATTTCCTGTCATGCTGGCCGCCCCGAATACACCTTTAAGGGTGTTTACGGTAAAACCTTGAAACTCACGCGACCAGTAATCTGCCACCAGATCACCAACCGCACCAAGTGGATCGTCACCAGATAATGCTTTAGCCAAATCATTAGCGCCCCATGCTTTACCACGTGCATGAAGAATCGCAATGTCCTTGCCTGAAGTGATGTTATTTACAGATAAAGGTTTTGAATCTGAAAGTACTTCTGACTCACCGCTTAAATCATTCCAGAATGGGATATTTACAGTTGTACCACCCTCTGTTCCGAAAGCTACATCTACATCTAAATCCCCAACAATGCCAGACTGCCATAATGCAGACTTTTCAGCAGTTTTATTTAATACGTACGGAGTAAATAACTCAGGTACGATTACATCAGCAATTTTTGTCTCAGCCATTAGGCTTTACTCCTTAAAGTTTAATACCGTGTTTTGCCGCTAGCTCTTTAGCTAGTTGCGGATTTTCATTTCGTAATTGCGCTAATTTGGTCATATTTACCGAGCCATCGGCTTTGAGAATGTCTGGCTGACCTTTTGAATTGTTGCTACCAGGTGCGCCCATGCCATTAGGTTTAGGCCAGTAATACGGTTTTTGCTCGCGTAGAGATTCAACCCATTCTTTTGGGGTCATCGGTGTCTGACCGTCTTTACCAATGACCACATCCCCGTTTTCATCAACTGCCACAGCTTTGCCGTTTTCATCTAATGCAAACTTTGTCTGAGCTAAAAAGGCGATATCAGGGGTCGCTTCTGGCAGTGCTTCAAGTTCAATAGCAGCCTGAACAATTTGGCTTTGCACTACTGATTTCTTGAATTTCTCGGCATAAGCTTCAGCTTTATCTGCCCGTTCTTTCTCTGCCTTAAGAACCTTGTCATGCTCTTCACGCATCTTCTCAGTGCGTTTCTGAATAACTTCTTCAATCTTGCCTTCTGCAATAAGTTTGGATTCTTCATCCTGATTTGATTTATCAAGCAGGACCTTGATTGCATCCAGATCTAAACCCTCAACCTTTGATTTCAATGAACCTAGTTCATCTTTCAACTCTTTTTTATCTTTGATAAGTTCAGCGTTCTTATCTTTAAGACCTTTAACAGCTTCATCAACGGCGTCTTGAATAGCTGCTTTAATTTCAGGATTTTCCAAATCAACTTTGATTTCGTCTGGCATTTAAAAATCTCCTAGAGATACCGCTTAGCGGGTTTAATTGTTGAACCCTCTGCTTAGCTTCAGGCATTAAAAAAGCGCCCATTAGGACGCTTCATTTCTATAAATGATTATTTACTTAAAGCTTGGCGTACAAATGCATCTTTTGCTTCAAGTAGCTTTCTTAATCCTGTGGATTTTTCAGGCCCGTCAGGAAGTTGCTCATCCATTTGCCGAGCTAAATCACCAATTGGCTTACTAACTTGCTGCAAATGTTCAGGTAAATGTTCATATTGGAAATATTGGATAATAGGGCTTGGCATTTTCTTCTCGCAAAAAAAGCACCCGAAGGTGCTATGGTTAAAAATTAAGTTCTATTTGATGAGTGCAATTGCTTTTAATCTTTCAAAAGTAAAACCATAAATTGCCATGGCTTGAAACCTTAATTTGAAGAAATGGCACCAGAATTCATTTTGTGCTCAGAATATATTGAGCATCTGACATATTGATTTGCTTTTCAGGCATTTGTAGTACCTTTCGCTACGTTTCCTTTGCACCCCAAACCTTTTGTCTAGGTTCATCACCAACTAAGCGGATGCCTTGAGGACCACCTACATCAAATGTTGCCGTGATAGTCGCTGGACCCTCAAAAACACTACAATTCATTTTTACAGCGGTTAATCCAGCTAATGGAATACCTGTTTCCTCGTCACAAAGAGCAAGATGAGAAGATTTATCTGAAACTCTTTTAAGTACCAAATGTCTAACTTTTGATTCACTCATAAGCCAAACTCCATAAATGACAAAAGCGCCATTTGGGCGCTTATATAGGTGAAAATTGTGTCTTAAGTGAGTTTAGAATTACCTGTAATCGGCAATAATTACTCACAGTTAAATCCAGTTCCAACAAGGTCTTTTTTCAAATTTGAAACGAGATTTTGTTGTTCCTGCTGTTGTCCACTAAGATAATTTTTATCTAGAGTCTCTGCACCATCAATAGATTTATAAAGCTCTTTAGATTCCTCTAAATTGTCTTTTAAAAACGTGGTGAGGTTTAGTTTCGCCTGGGCAGCTCTACATAAATTATTTTTAGCTTCTAAA